AAGCTCTTTTACAGCTTTGCTGCCCAAAAATTTGAACAGTATTGGTTTAATTAGTGCAATCATTACATTGATGGTGTATCTAAATCTGGGTCATCTTTTTTAACAAAACGTCCGGCTTCGTCACGCTTTGATTTTGTTTTTTTCTTTGGTTTTGCTTTCTCAGCAGCTACTTGTGCTGCGATTTGATCTGATAGTGTACTCATTTTTTAAAAGGCCAGCCCCTTTTTTCAGGTTCAGGACTGGGTGGTAATAAGGATTGAATGGGAACGATGTCGTGACACATGTGTTCAACACGGCTTCCCGGTCTTAGGGTAAAACCCTTTGACTGTAGTTCTGCACATTTCAGTGCACGGACAAGCTCGTAATCGAGCCTTAATTTTTCTTCTTGTCTCTTTGCTATTTCTTTGCAAAGCTTATGTCCGCTCTTATCAAGCGGAACCATAAAGTTAACTTGGAACCCCCAGTTCTCGTTTAGCTGATAACTAGATGGGTGTAGTCCTTCCATATCTTCTTTTTCAGAGTATGGGTTGGTATGGTTGCCCATGTAAAATGGCGAGAACGTCATCGTGCTGCCATTACAAGCCACTCCCGGAGCATATTGCTGCCGAGAGGCTGCACCGTTATTTTGGAACTGTACAGCCTGATTTGTGACGTTACCTGTAGCTGCTGCTACGGGGTTGGAGGTGTTATTAACTTCTGGTTCGTCTGCCAAAACAGGTGTTATTGTGAGAAGACAGAGAGCGAGGTAGTAGTAGTATTTATAGTCCAATCTGTTGTTGCGTCTATTTGCTCTACTAAGCCTGCTGCTCTTGATGTTATTTCGAGTGTCCAGTCTGCTGCTGAGTCTTCTACAGAGAAGGTTGTATCTGATGCTGTAATGTCTCCAGAAGGAGTTACATTTGAGCCTGACCAGCTCTTGACCTCTGATCCAAATACTTGCGTTTGCTTGACTTCTTGGACTGTTTGAGTGGTTGTTGTCGTTGAGTTCATACTGCCCTGTGTAAACTGGGGCGTAACTGTGTTTGCTCTCGCTACTGCGGGTGACAACAGGGCTAAGAGTAGTATCCATTTCTTCATTGTTTTAGTTTATCTTCTTTGGACTTTTTATTACCGGTAGACAGACCAAACGTGGCCAGTGCACCCGTAAAAATCGAGGCGACGAACGTGATGTCCGACGATGCTCCTAAAGGTTTTCTGACCATAGGTAGCTCAACATAATTAAGAGTAATGATAAAACCAGACCAGATGACTACACCCAGACGTACCATAGCACCCAGTATTTGCATCTGTTCATCATGGTCATCTACATTCTCTTTTATTTTTGTGAGGATGTTTTTTCTTTCTGTTGGTTTTGCTTCCATTATTCTTTGTAGATTTCTACGACTGTATATATTTCATTTACTCCAGCATTAGCAGCTAACCCGAGACCATAATCAATTCTTGCTTGTTGCGTATAATGCCTGATTTCATAAACATTATTGGCAGTTAGTGTTACACGACATGAATTTTGCAACCAGTCCATGTCATCACCACTACTATCAACTGAATAACCTGCGGATGCAGAACTTTGTATATTTATAGTGTTTGTGACATCATATACATAAGCTAAACTTCGGTCTGTCTGCATATAAGGTACTCTATATTTTATGTAGTACGAGCCAGCACCAAGTGTAAATTGATTACTACTTAAAGTTACGATGTTATCTGGATCCCAATCTTCAGTGTTAAGTGTTCGTGTTTGAACATCATCAGATAGTGAAGTACCACCTTGTACGTTATTTCCTTTGGTATCCGATAGTCTTGCATAAGATGTAAATAATGCTGATGCAGCAGATGTGCTATTAAACTCTCCAGTTAAAGGGTTAAATTTAAGTCCCATAATTAACTCCTAGTTATCGTTGATACTCGTCCAGTGGCTGCATAAGTAAGTGTTAAGGTTGCAACTGTTGTTCCACCACTGCCACCTTTTTTGTAAGTTATTGTTGTAGGGTCATCTGCTCCGGCATTGCCTGTTCCAGCATATGTCATAGAAACATAATCATGTTCTGGAATAGACAGGCCACTATGTGTCAAACGTGACCCTAGGTAATTAAGTCTTGCCATTGTTTAATTGTTTAGTTTTTTCCATTTATCTATTTTTGATTGCAATGATTTTTGCAACTTTTTCTTAATCGTATTAAAAAAAGGTTGAGCAAAAGTTGTTACTGCAACTGCTGTTACTGCTGCATAGGTTGCAGCCATTACAACCTCACCTGTAGGAAGATCTACTTTAAACCCAAAGTAAGGTACTTCAAATTTAGGTATAGGTGGTTGTTCAGTCTTTTCTGTTGTTTTAGATTTATTTTCTTTAGGTTTACGTAAATCACTAGGAGGTACAACTAAAGGTTTGTAGGATGGAATTTCTGCTGTTGGCAGATTTAATGTAGGAGTGGGATATTGTTGGGCGGGTGGTAAAGCTAAAGTTGGAAGATGGATTGCTTCGCCTGTCATAATTAAGTTATAAAGTAGATATTACAAAAGCTAAAAGTTCACAATATCTTATTCCTAACCTTACCTGTTCATTCCCACTACCGTCGGTCCAAACATCTTTACAAAACAAAGCGTATTTTTGAGGATCTAAACCTTCATTTTTAAAAGCTGTTTCTACACTTTGTGCTATAACACCAAAATGTAACCTTGCGTCATCACCTTTAGCTGTAACAGCACTTTTAAATTTAAACATTTTAAATAAAGATTTTATAGCTACTGCAACTTTTTTCTCTGCATCCGTAGCATCTCTTATGTCTTGTTTTTCATTTTCATCTGAAGTTTGTATAGTTCCGTTAGTAGCAAAAACATCATCAAATCTAGCAGAAGCGTCGCCTAAGTCTATGCTATTGTCTACAACTACACCGTTATCTCTTGGTCTTATATCAGAAGCATGAAATAATAGCCCAGTATGGTTAGCTTCACCATCTATAACAATTCGACCATCATTATTAGAATCTGGTTCTGATGCACTAAGTTTTAACGAACCCTTATTATCAATATTAATAGTTGTTGCATAAACATCTTTCCATTGTCTATCAGACTGCCCTAGACTAAGATTGGCATTAAGATTTGTATATGGTTCTAACCCATCAGTTGTAAAACGAATACGGCTTACAGTAGAACCGTTTGTTTCAAATTTATTAAGATATAAATTTAATTGAGTACCTTTTTCACAATTTATATCAACGGTATCCTCTGCACCTAAGTATGCTTTTGCACCGGTAGTTTCTAAACCTTCTGTTCTAAAATTACCAGTAATAGTTGAACTGTCTGAACCAATAAAATTATGCTGATTAGGGTTGCCATATTGAAAAGATGTTTGACCAATCATAAAGGTTTTTTCTGCTCTATCAGTAGCATAAAAATGTAAACCTAAACCAGCACCTGTTGCCTGTGTTAAAGTCTGACCAGCACTTATTGTTCCTGACAAATCAGTATCATCTACACTTATGTATGGATGATTTACGCTAGAATCAAATCCGTATGAAAACGCTGTAGCGGTTGCTCCAGCACCATTTGACCATTGAGTCCGTCCAACACCATCAATAAGAGGATCTATTCTTGTTGATTGACTTAAATATATTCTATGTTGACGAGGTATATTAGTGTCCCATGTACCTTCGTGTATTTTATCTACAACAGCTAAAGTATCGACAGTATATGTTTTTGCAATACCAGCTACTCTATCAGCTCTACTTTCACCATAACATCCTATAAAGTATTCATCTCTACCTCTATCTAGATATACAGCATTTCCAGAAGCTGATCTAAATGAACATCCATACCAATAACGGTTTTGGAAATTTTCAATTAAATCTCGATAGTAAGATCCAGAATTACGATCATAACTACCAGCAGTGCCTTTTGGTTTATTACCTACACGTACACCAAAGCATGCTAAGTCGCTAAATCCTCCATAGGAGTAAATACTATTACTTGATGTAATTGCAGTTCTTTCACTACCTTTCATGTAGATACCCCATTGACCGGCTTGAATCATGCAATCTTTTAATGTGATCTCATTGTTATTTCGTCCTGGTACAAAAGTAAAACCATAGTTATCTATATGATATTGAGTTAAAGGTGCGATACCTCCTGATTGAGTAGCTCCCCATGTTGCATCAGCATACCAACCAGCTTTATTTGTGTAACCTCTTAGCTCTACGTTTTCCATAGAAAATCTAGTTGCAGCACCGGTAAACAAAAGTATGTCCCAACATCCTGTGCCGTCAGAAGAACCACCACTTTGTATTGCTAAATCTCTTATTGAAATACCTTTACCTATAGCTGCTACACCTACTCTGTATGTAGTGCTTGTATCTAATGTTCCAACAGCAGTACCGGCTGATCCTATATCGGTCCAAACTCTAGCTGTTGGTAGTGTGGTTGATAATAGAATTTCTGTACCACGGGGTGATCCGGAAACTCCTTCACTTAAACCATAAGTATCGCCTGACGTATCTCCTTGCAATGTAACTCCAGCAAGCACCCTAATTGCATCGGTTATAAGATAACGCCCTGCTGGTAGAAAAATTGCAGCTCCTAGAGCATTTGCTGCTGCATAGTCGATTGCAGCTTGTATTGCTGTGGTATCATCGGTAGTCCCATCACCTTTAGCACCAAAGTCTTTTACTGATATTACATCTTTTAGTTTACTATCTACGGTTCTTGTTACTGCTGCAGTACCGGTTGGTGTATATGAGACGTTAGTTGCAGCTAGTGATCCCAAAGGTAAACTAGATTGTAAAACACCATAGAATGTAGCACCAGCTGCTGGAGCAGAAGCAAACGTAATAACTCCTGTTGCAGAATTAATTGTATAAGCTGTCTGAGGTTCTTGTATTACACCATTTAAACTGATTGTTAAGGATTCAGCATTTGAAGGGTTTAGTCCCACTGAATTAGCTGTTAAGTTAAAAGATGTAAGAGTTCCGTTAAACTGACTAGCAATACTATCAAGTTTTAAAACGTCTGTAGCACCAGTGGCGTAAGCTCCTTGGGATGTCCATTTGACACCATCATATGTATATTGCAACCCATTCGCAGCATTATGCGTATCACCGCTTGTTGGGGCTGCGGGAAAATTTAATATTGTCATAATTTATGATACAAATTTAGCTATGGGATTATAAATAAATAGGTGATCTGTAGTATTACTTGCTGCAAATACAGTGTTTGTACCACTCATAATAAATACTTGCAAAACAAGTTCAGAATGAGCATCCGTATTTGATCTAGTCATAACGTTATACCAATCATTACCCATCGGTACTACTGTTGTATTATTAAATATAGAAGGAAAACTTCCAGAGGTAGCATGACCTACTATAGTTCCGTTAGTTAAATCTATATCAACGTGAGCCGTTTCACTCGCACTGAGACCACGCCATAAAAGTCTGACTTTATTATATGGTGTAGCGTTAACTTGTTCAAATGTTTGAGCGTCATTACCAGCACCGTCAATATCTAGTTCAGATCCACCTTGAGTTTCAGATAATGTAAAAGTATCTGCATCAGGAACAGTTTTTACAAACAGTACCGTTCCGTCTACTATAGATGTACTCGAAGCTTTAGTAATATTACCTCCATAGAGGTTACTTCTATATTTAAGTTGATCGTTTACTGAAAGTCCATGTGCAGTTTTAGTAATTACATTGCTAGTTGTATTAATAGCACTGGAAGGTATTGTAGCTAAAAAACCTCCTTTTTTAAAACAAACAGAAGTCTCAAATAACTGTACGGCTGATGCAGTTTTAATATTTTGTTCAGACAGTAATTTTCTTTCAGAAGCAGTACTATCGGCTGTAGCTTTTAAAGCACCAGTTCCACCAAAAGGATCAGGTTGACCAGTAACAATAGCTGTATTATTACCACCACCTATATCCCAAGCAGTCCAAAGATTAAGTGTACTTGCATTATTATTATCTGTTGTTGTATCAATACCACATCTAAAATCTAAAAGTACATCGCCTACAAAAGTATCATTATCTAAACATAAAAATAAAGTTTCTGACGTTGTATTATATTCAGCACCTAATACTGGTCCAACACTACAGTTAACAGTTATAGGTGGTATATCGTTACCACTATGACCTTGAAATATAAGGCCCGGTAAAGGTATAGAGTTTACTTTAGAAGCCGACTTTGTTGTATCTAAAGTTACTCTTACCATACCTTCAGTAGCAGTTATACCTCCATATTCACTTGTATTTGATTCAGTAGGGTTGTCAGAAATTGTATTATTTTTAATTACACAATCTGCAAAATGATCCCAACTTCCTGATCCAGTAGTTACATCTTTAATAAATCTAAGATTACTAGGTGTAGTTGCTGCTATCGAAGCTACATTATTAACAATACGAAGTTTTCTACGGCAATGATTAGCAATACTTGTAGTCCATTTAATTGCACAATCTCTTACGTCATTTGCAGTATAATCAAAAATATTATTTGATATATTAAGCCTTTGTACATTATCAAAACAATCTATATGACTTTGGTCAAAAAGGTTGTCTGTAATACGAGTCATGCCATTTGCATTAGCACCACCAGTAGTACGTAGTATTACTCCCGGTGACCCTCCATACATTCCAGTAAAGTGATTATCAGCAATACTCCAGCCTCCACCAGCTACATCTACACCACAAGCTACTCTAATAGTTTCACAGTTATGAATTGAAGAATCTGAACCACCACTAATTAAAATAGCTGTTGCAGTAGATGTGTATGTTGCATTAGAAGTATCCGCTGCTATGGGTCCGGCAAATCTGCAATCGCTAATAAAACAAGCCATGCCTCCAAAAGCTACAGCACTTTTATAACCAAATAGTTTATTACCAAAGCCGTGCACATGAACATTTTGTAATCTACCAAAAACGTGCCTATCTAAATGTATTCCATTACACAATTCATTACATTCAAGAGTTAAATTATATAAATGTAAATGATGAGTAGGGTTACCAGATATCATAGCTTCACCTGTACTCCAAGTCCCTGCTGCAACTAAAGTACCGTTTTGGATAACTAAACCATTAGAGTCAGATGTATTTAACGAGTCTGTAATTTTATAAATATCTCCACCAAGATCTATAACTCTACCTTGTGGATCATCATCGTCAAGCCCACCTTGATTATTACGAAAAAGATCTATAGCCGCTTGTAATGCAGCAGTGTCATCAGTTGTACCATCCCCTTTTGCCCCAAAATCTTTTACAGAAACTACATCTTCTAATTTACTATCTATAGTTCTAACTGTAGCACCCGTACCAGACGGTGTGAAAGCAGTCTGATCTGCTTGTATTTTTGTTAATGTCATAATTTTATCCGTTATTTGATCTGCTTATTTCTATCCAGTAGGAAGAAACATACATTAAAAGCAGACTGTCTATGTTACTATCTAAAGTACAATCACCACTAAGTTTAAGATTACCAGTATCATCTTTTACTACAACTGTTCTATTATTATCGTGAGCAGTAATAAGTAACATTTGTCCTGTAGATCCACCGTTAATGGTATCTAAATTATCTGAAGCTGCATCGCCTTCTGTATCTACTGTATGGTAAGAATGTGTTGCTGTAATCACTCCTAAACCACCAGCTTCTACAATAGTTAATTCAGTACCTTGATTAGAAATAAATTTATCAGATTGAACTTTTTTTGTTCTTACATTAGCAAAGTTTTTTGAGCTACTACCTAAAGTAAAGGTATTATCAACATTTGGATGTAAAGTATTTGCAGCAAGTCTTAGCTGTGCTTTTGATGACATAAATAAGCCATCGTTAGTATATACGGTTAGGTCTAATACACTGCTATCGTCAGCATCAACAATACTGGTAGATCCTAATGATCCGTGCGTGGTAGTGCTACCTCCAGTATTTAAATAATTAACTATACCTGATGAATAAGATGAAAATAAAAAATTTACAATACCAGTTCTATGTGTAAATTTAATTTTAGAATTAGCCTGTTCACCATAACCAGAAATAAAATCGACTCTGTTTGCACGATCAATATTAACTAATACACCTGTAGTTGACACTCTCGAATCTACAGCAATAAATCTTTGACCTTGTATAGTTTTTGCTACGTTAGTAGATAAAGCACCATCAATACTTATACCTGATGTTCGACCAGAATTAAATACAATATCTGAAGCTCCTCCCCAACCCCACACCCAAAATGGGTTACTTCCGCTTGCAGCAGAATCTACAGCAGATTGGGTTGTACTATCTGTTGGTGTTACATAGGTAATACCCACTGGGCTAGTGTCTCTTGTAGTACCTTGAATTTTTATACCAAAATCAGAAACACCATTTGTATTGCTTCTAAATATAAAATCTTCAGCATAAAACTCATTCATTCCTGTGCCACAATTAATCGTTACAGACGTACCAGCCTGATCGGTTACTGTAGGTTTGTTGATATTACTTCGACTAGCATCAAGATATAAACAAGCGTTTGTAAAACCTCTCATAGAAACTTTACTTACACTGCATTGTTTAACACATGGATAGAGAATACCAATGCTCCAATGGTTAGCATCAGTAAGAACAGTTAAATTTTCTATATAAATACCATTACCACCAGCTACTAAACAAGGGGTTTGAGTTGCATCAGTACCACTTGCTATATCAGTCCAAACTTGACCAGTGCCAGCACCAGTAGTTTTTATAACAGTACCTTTAGTATAATCTTGTTCTGAAACGTCAGCCTTACCTGATCCAATTATTCTAGTTCCCTCTGGAATTATTAAAGTTTTAGATATTAGATAAATACCTTTTGGCATTAATAAAGTTTTGCCTGCTGCTGCATTAAGAGCAGCTTGTAGTTCGGCAGTATCATCAGCTACACCATCTCCTACTGCAGCAAAATCTTTAACTGATACTACATCTTCTAACTTACTATCAACTGATCTGGCTGTAGCTCCTGTGCCTGCTGCAGTAAATGAAAGTTTAGTTGCATTTATAGCAGCGTTAGATACTACCTGTGCATCAGATATACTTGTTATCTGTGGAGCATTAGTTGTTTCGTGAGCTGGACTAGCTTCTACCCATTGAGATGAGTCTGCATCTTTATAGTAAACATATGTCCTACCAGATACCGTGTCATACCATCTGTCTCCATTTACAGCACCTTCTGGAGCAGTTGAGCTGACCTGTCCGTTAACGGTATTAAATCTTTCTTGTAATGCAAATAAAGCTTGATCTTGGTTATTATTTAAATCTATTGCTCTAACGGATGATCCAGCAGCGTAAACTGCTCGAGCTTTATCTATTCCTGTTGATCGGCTAATTCTTACATTTCCTGTTCCGCTTTCTGGAGCTGTTACAAAGGTAAGGTTTGTTCCAGATATAGAATAATGGGTGGTTTCTGTTTGTAATACGTTGCTTACAAATACTTGTAAGTCAGACGTAGCTAAGTATTCAATTGTAAACGGGAAAACAGTTTGAGATCCTGTCCCGTTAAATTTTTCTTCAGTTGTCTTTGTTGTTGCCATTATTTATATATGTTAAGTATATCGTTAGATTGTACCTTCTTAAGATACTTTTGACGTTTCTTTTCTTTTTGTTCAGCTATGACATCAGCAACTTCTTGCATCTGCATAATAGATGCCCATG